CAGCTCTAATTTGTTTTGCCGGAGACGATCCTGGTATAGTGAAAATAATAATATCACCTGCTTCATAAAATGGTACTACACTAAAATCTATAGTACATCCTGAAGACCAAGTAGGTGGATTAGTCCCTGTTGGTGGACAACTAGAACAGCCAACACATGGCACTGGAGTAGTCGATGATGGTCCACCGTAACTAATCCAAATCTCATCACTTATATTATCTTGAGTAATGTCATCCATAAACGGATTAAACACTTGTGTACCGATATTATCTAGTACCGTTCCGTAAGTATTTATATTTCCTTCATTTCTTACCATTTCTAACACTGGCGTTAAATGAGGAGATTCTTTAATAACGGTTATATGTTTTTCTTCTACCGGTCTACCACCAGGTATACCCGCATCATGTTCGTCTCCTAACCAAAAATCAAATGTAGAGTTAATTGCGGAAGGAAGTTTTGTTACGAAATTTGTGTGGTGATAGAAACTAAAGGGATTAGTTCCTACAGAAAGGAATGGATATCTACAACCTAATACACTTTTTGGGATATGTATTTTTTTAGGTTCAGAATGATTATCTGTCCAGAAAAGAAAATCATCAATAATATTAATACCAGTGATTAAATTATCATGTTCAAAGTTAAGCACTCTTGGAGCAGAGAAAACTAAATTGTTAGGATAGGTTGGATTAAAATCTATTTTTCCATTTAATGTAATAGCCCACGAACTAGCTGTTATTTGATCTATACTTGTTATCTTAGGTGCGTTTTTATTAGGAGAGTTAGCCCAATCCGCTTCGTTTGTTATAGTGCCATTATTATCAACGGTATATATATTCAACTCCATCCCCTCTCTTAAACCTCTTACGTCTGGTACAATTACTACATCATCAGGTGATGTTGGTACTGGCCAACTTTCAAATCTACCAACAGCAACAGAATATATATCTACTAAAACAGGTTCTTCTGTAGTGCTATTATTTCTAACAATATAATCTGCAGATATAAGATTAGTTTGAAATTCAAATGCTGGAGGAATCTCTGTGGGATCTACGCCACCTTTAATTTCTTGAGGAGATGGTCCGGCGATAAGACGATATCCCCAATCATTTTTCTCATCTACTATACTACCTACAGTTTTATTTCTATATGTTTCATTCCAATTACCTCCTAAATGTGGCCAACTACCACTATTATAATCAGTAGAACTTGGATTAGGTAAATCAGACCCTATTAGTTTATTACCCATAGTAGTCTGAGCCGCTCCTAAATCATCTTCTTCTGATGTAGCTATCTCTATATTTAGAGCATCTCTATATTCACCGTTTGGAACTAGTCTTTCATCTAAGCTTTTGTTCATTCGCCCAGATTGAAAACTACGTTTAAGTTCTGGCATTTATTAGTGTTTTATTTGTTTAGATTTTCCTCTTAATATCTGGGTAATCTCTTCTATTTTAATATTTGATAATCTTAATTTAGCTTTCCTAGTTTCAGCAAACCGTTCTCTTCTAAATCTATTTATAATATATTCTGGAACATTAAGTTTAGCGCTTACACATCCATACATTATATGTTTATATATAGCTTCTTCAGCTAATTTATGTACTTGCATTTCGGTATCATCTCCAAGGCTATCGCTTATATAATCTAATATTACAGTTTTTCCAGAAAGATTAGAACTAAAATGTATTCTTCCTTTCAATTCATCTATAAAAAACGATCCATTTGTTTGTGCGTGTTGAGGATCTAATCCATAGCTTTCTCCTCTAGCAGGCCAATACGTATCGTCTATATAATCATCGTTGTTGTTTTCAGATGATGTAGCAGACTTATAATTGCTCCAAGCGTCAGATTGTTCACCTGGTATTAACTCATCACTATCGTCTCCACGACTACTATTTGTAATACTCCACGGTACAAAATCCAAATCACCATTTGCATCTTGAAGCGGATTTGATGGGTTTGAAGTTTTAGAGGCTGGGTATAACACGTGTTTAATACCAGAAGAATCCACCCAACTAAGCTTAGCGTAATTAACATAGTCCTGTGGTAATATCATTGTAAGTGATGGAGGAAGAGTTATTTCTTGAGATTTTGTAGATTTAAAAGTATCAAAACTTAATTCAGCTAAAGCTCTATGAGCGTGAAAACTTACATCATTTCTTTTTGTATCTGTTAGTATTTTACCTTCTCCTATATAAGTAGCCATAAAATTATTAATAATACTTGCTAAACTTATGAATTGATAATTACCAAAATCATTATCTACATATATATCGATAGCCGTTCCATTAGTAGGAGCTACTTTAAAGTAAACTCTCCAACCATCAATTTGGGGACCATTACTATCATAACTAAATGTCCAGTTATTAACAAGAGATCGAGACGTGCCATCGTGAGTTTGTGCTAACTGTGCAACGCCATCGAAATATATTTTTACGTTTGTGAAATCGTAAGTAGTTGGAAAAGTATCTACACTATTAGCTACGGTAAATGTTTTCGTTGTACCATCTCCAGTGAAAGACGTTTTTCTACCATCATAATATTGTCGTTGTGTAGTATTATCTAATAGTCCCATTTATTTATGATTTTTGTTGTTGTAATTTTTGCATTTCTTCTTGATTTGCTACTCCTACTACATCTGGTTGTTTAATAATAACACCTGCTAGTTCTAATATTTTCATTACTAAATTAGTTTCTTCCGAATCGTGTAATTCAAAATCGCTAGATGGACCTGCGTTATACAGTGCTTTTTCACCAATAACATTATATGCCCATTCTACTTTTGTAGGTTCATTTATTACTTCACAAGTTACTCCACCAAAGGTTTGTCCTCCAGCGTCAAAAACTTCTATATCTTCTCCAGTAATAATACTATCTCTATAAATAGGATTTTTTGATAAGCTAATCGCGTGAAATGTAGAATCTATTATATTGTTTACTTCATTGTAACTAACTCGTTTTACTTCATATCCACCATGAAATATTCTACCTATTCTATAATTTGTAGGAAAAGTAGTTCCGCCAGTTACAGAGTTTATAATAATAAATGGTGATATTTTATTCTGTATTAATTCTTCCATATCAGAAAACGTTGTCTCATCACTTGGTTGTCTTTTGAATTGATTTAAGTCATAAAAATATTGTTCAAATATGTCTAATTGCGCTTGATTAGCTAGAAGATTAAACTCTAACGGAGTTATATATCCTCTTTGCTCTTTATTAGCAAGTGCTAAAACTCTTTGATATACTGTGTCTATACTTACCATAATTATTTAGTGTTATATGGAAAAAATCTATTTAAAGTATCTTTTCTTTTATTGCAACCACAATCTTTTCCTGTAATTTTATTAACTTTATTAACTACTTTTTTTATTCCTGTTGCTTTTGTTATTTTTTCTATTGTATCCCCTAATCCTTTTGATTTCATACTGTTGTTTTAAAAAAATAGCCACCCCTAAAAAAGAGTGGCTATTCTTTAGGGTTGTTATTTTAATCTCTTCTCTATATTAGAATAGATCTCCATTCCTTCATCAGTTTTAAACCAATGTGCTAAAGCAGTATATGGGTGTTCGTCAAATGGTATAACCATTAACTTTCTTCCATTACTACCCCATAAGAAGTTTCTTTGATCAGAAGATAGTCTTAATATTCCAGCTTCTACAGCTCTAATACCAAAGTTTCTTAACATCACGTTCTCATCATCTGCTAACTCTAAGAAGAGTTTAGGATTGTTTCTAGCAAATACTAGTAAATCACGCCTAAGTTCCTTAGAACTCAACTTAGACACCTCAGAACCTTTCTCTACACGCATAATAGCCTCTGCCATGTCAATATCTACGTTTCTAGCCGCAACTAACGCTTCAACTTGTTGTTCTAAAACATCTATTTCATCAGCTGCTATAGCAGAAGGTTTAAACTCATAATATATTTGATCTTTATGAGGATGGTATAGGCTTAGTAATTTTTGTAAAGTTGTTTTTTCTTTTTCTACATATAAACTTCCACCTCTAAAGATAATATGTTCTAATCTTTGATCTCCTTTCATTTCATCAACAAAGGGAGTTTTTTGATTTTGACAATATTTAAGTTCTCTTTCGTAACCTTTTTCTTCATCAAAATAATAAACATTTGCAGACTTGATTGATCTTGATAGTGGTTTTTTATTACCTGTTAAATGATAAATTCTATCTTTAATTTCCCACTCACTAGATGGTTTAATTCTTTCTCTTGCTTTTGGTTGTTTTATAACCTGTGGTGCTTCTACTACCACCACTTCTTCTTGAACTTGAGGTTCTTCCACCTCAACTTTTTTTGTTTTCTTTGTCATAATATAATATATAATAAAATTAATAAAAATAAAAGGACCGAGGCCGAAACCTCGGTTCTTTTAAATAAATGCTTATTTTAATAACATGAAGTTATTAGCACCTTGTGTAACTAAACATCTTTCAGATAGCATGTGTATCTGCATCGCATCTAATGCTGACGTAGCAGCACCAACCGAACCAGTAACCCATGTTTTCATTCGTCTGTCGTCTGATTGAGAAGCCCTGTAACGAACATGTAAGAATGGACGTTTTAAGTTTTTCCCTAACATTTGATCATAAACTGAACTTGTTCCAGCTGGGACCATGACACCTCTAATAGCGTTAGCACCAGCATTGTCATTAACACCACCTCTAGTAGCTTTGTCATTTAAGTATCTCATATCTGATTTGTAGAAATCATAAGAACCTCTACGGAATCCAGAGAAACCTAAATTAAGTGCCATATCTTCTGAGTTGTTGAATACCCCGTAAGAAGTACCACCAGCGCCATAAGAATTCATTGAAGCTAACATATCATCCATTGCTAGAGACGTAGCTCTATTAACAAACATCATGTTTTCTTCAATCGCACCTTGGTTATCAAACTCAGCTAAGATAGCGTCAAATTCAGCTAAATCAGTAGCAGCATTAACACCGGTTACACCTGAAGTAAGATTACCTCTATCAGTGATAGCGGCAAATAAACCCTCAGTTCCAACCGTAGAACCAGTTGCGTTTCCAAGGAATGCGTCAACACCTTGAGGAGCTCCAGAACCACCAGCACCGAAATTGTGAGAATTGTCATCACCAAGCTCACCTTCAAGCATCGCCATTTCTAAGTAATCAGTAAAACGAGATCTAGTATCAGCTTCGGCCTTCAAGTACCATAGATAACCTGTTTCACCTACTTCACTAGTAGTTTCAACCCAACCAATTTTAGATGCATCAGAACCTGATACTTCGTAGTAATCTCTGATTATAATTGGTTTGTTAGAGAATGTTTTGAATCTTGGTTCATTAGCACCTCTTGAATCAGCAGCAGCTGTAGCAGCGGCAGTATAATAAGCCATACCTTTTGCGTATTCAGAACCGTAAACTAACATAGTTGTTCCATAGTTAGTAGCGAGTGTAGCGACCGTACTACCGTCATATATAGCGACAGTAACATCACAGTCGTTAGTACCAGCAAGACCTGTTACTAGACCTTTGTAAACTCCATTAGCGTTTGATAGAATAACAGTATCATTTAATCTAACACCATGTGCTACTGAAATACCAGCTTCCCCATAATTAAGTTTATCTATATCAGATTGTATTGTAACTACGGGTGAAGAAGAACCTCCTCCATCTATATCACATAAATAAGATAAGTGTAATCTACCTTGTTCTGACCAAATAACTTGATCAGCAGTCATAGATTCTTCAGCTCCAACTTGTGAAAGAAATCCAGATATAGTCCTAGGACCAAATACCTCTGCTTCTTTTTCCATTAGATCTGGTACGTATTGTTGACCCCATCCAGACGTGCTGTTGAGATCTAAGTAATTTGTAGATAGTGTTTGTGCTCTAGGAGCAGGTACACTATTCAAATTACCACCTGCAGTAATTGCCATAATTTTGTAATTTTAAATTATTATTTTCGTTTAATTTTAAATTTAAAGTCATCAGTTGTATCGCCTAAAACTTTAAATTTCATTCCCCCAGTTTCAATCTCACCGTGGGACTGACGAGGAGCCATATCTATATTCTTAGCGGTTTCAACACTGCTTTTCACAGCGTCTGCTCTACCTTGTTCATAGAAATGATTAGCTATAGCATCAGAATTCATAGCTGTAAACAAACCTTTATGATAACCATCGGCATCTTTTAATTGGAATTCATCACCGAGAAACTTCTCGAGAAAATTATTCAAATCAGCTTGGGTATCTTTTACTTTGTTTACATCTTTTACATTGTATCTAAATTTCTTATCACCGACGTTATATTCAAAACCTTTGAATTTGTCATTAAAAACTTTATTAGTTTTATCGATAAAAATCTTTTGATTTTTTTCTCTAGCTACTTTATCTACTTCCGACTCCTTGTTGTATCTATTAAAGAAATCAACTGCTTTTTGTTGTTCAGAAGTTAACTTACTTCCAGCTTTAATTTCCTCATAGTATTTGGATTTGTTCTCTTCCAAGTGAGCTTTAGCGTTGGCAACTTGCTCTTTTAACGCTAATTGTTTTCTTTTTATTTCTACCTCATCATCTACATCTTCATCCCAAGAGAATTGATCTTCTAGTGTAAATCTTATTTCATCTTCGGTTAAATGAGGTTTTGTACGCATATAATGCTCCATTAATAATGATGCATCGTCATACTCGTTATAGTCACGTTTTAAAGCAACATAATCTTCTAAATCCCCACCAGTATCTTCCATAAAATCCATCAGTTTTTGGATATTTTCTGGTAGCGGTTTTCCGGTCGCTTCAGCTTCAGCAACAGCTTCTTCAACCTGTTCTTCTAACTCTTCAGCTTTTTCTTCTACTTCTTCATCTGTAATTTCTTCTACAATAGGTGTTTCAACATTTTCTTCTGTAGACTGTTCAACAACCTCTTTTTTATCAGTCGTTTCTTTAACAACCTCTTTTTGAACTTCCTCGGTTTTTGTATCATCAACTGGTTGTACATCTTCTTCCTTTTTTGGTGGTTTACTTAAATCAACTTTGATAGGGCCATCATCTTGATTAAGTTTTTTCATAGTTGATTTTTTCTTTACTTTAAGTTTTTCAACTGTATTGTCTACCTTTGGTTGTTCGGTAGTCTGTTCTACTACCTCTTCTTTTTTCTTTTTTGCCATAATATAATATAATAATAGTTAATAAAAATTTACTTAGGATCAAACGCACCTAAATCAAACCCGCCACTTAGTATATCATTACCTGCGGACTCAAAGTTTTTAGGTGGTTTTCCGGTATTTCTTTGATCTATAAGCTCACTTTGTTGAGTGGCTTGTATTTTTGTTCTTTTATCTTTACGATCTTCTTTAAATTTCTCTTTTTCAATATCACTTGTTTTCATTTTCTCTAACGCAACGTTTATTTGAAACTCGTGATTCATTAGATCTTTCTTGATTTTAGCTTCGTAATCTAATATTGCCATTTCGTTTTTTGTTTTTCCTTCTTCTAATTGCATTGTGGTTTGTGCCATCATTTGTGATTTTTGCATTTCCATCTCCGCTGCGGCTTGTTGAGATTTAGTGTTAGCTTCAGCTTGTACTCGTATATTCTCCTGCTGCATTTCTTGATCTTTTTCTAATTTCTTCTTTCTACGTATTTTAAGTAGTTGGTTAGCAAGTTTAATATTTCTAATCTCTCTTAAATCAATTGCGTCTTCTAACTCTATGTTTTGTTGGGATAATGCTATTTGTATATTATTTTCTAACAACGCTTTTTCTTCATCATCTGGTTGAAGTTCTATAAATATGCCAAAATCATATAAATGCAAATCCCCCATTTCAGCTAATAAACTAACATTATGAGCACCTATAGCGTGTACAAACGCGTCTGCTGTTGGAGAATATTCTATAATATCAGATATTCTAAGTGATAAACATTCTGCTACTTCAGCTGTTAAAAATAGTCCAGCTTGTAATATGTGTCTAGTTGCTGTATTAGAATTAGCTGCTGCCATTTTTTGTATACCTACTAGTGATTTAGGGTCTGGCATACTACCGTCTCTCGCTTCATTAAGCCCAGTACAATCTCTAATCATTTGCATATAGTAGTTATAATTCCCAATTAAAGTTTGGATTTTATTACTACCCGCACCACTTTGTATTTCTTGAATAGGTATTTTACCTGGATTTCCTTCTCCATCAGCAGTAAATGATCTACCAATAACACTACCAGTTTGGAAGAACATGTTTAACGCTTCTTGTGGATTGTAGTTTGTTCCATTACCTAAATCAACTTCAGCTAATCCATCTACATCTAAATATATACCATCTGGTACCATTTTAGCTAATACTTGTTGTAATTTCAAATGAGTTAACTGAATCATATCTGCAAAACCAGTAACTCTACTAACCAACGATTCAATTTTACCTTTATACATTCTAGGAGCAACTATACTATAATTCATTTTAACTTTAGTATAATCACTTTTAGGACGCATCATATTTTTAGACATTTCCCACTTCAAAAGTTTATTTGAACCTAGTATCATAGCGCCTTCATAAAGACATTCTATTGACCTTAGTAATTTACTATAACCACCTTCTTTATCTTTTGGTGGATTGAAAGAATCATCTTTAGGTATTAGTTTTTCAGCCCCAGTACCCATTTCTTTAACCTTATATACTTCGTTCATATAAGTTTTATAATTAAAATATAAAACTTGTACTTTGTTATTATCTTCTTCTTGATTATTAACAGCGTGATATGATGTAGCTTGTTTATTATTAAGTATCTCTTCTATATCATTTTGTTCTAAAAAAGGAAATTGTTTTGCTAGTTCGTTTATAGGAATATTCTTTACTTCACCAACATAATATATATCATCAAAATAAGGGGAGTCTGTATAAGAGTATACTAGATTAGCAGGATCTACATAATCTATAACAACACCTTCTGACGTATTAAACCCTGTTTTAACCGCTCCAATACCTATTGTTGCTAAATCATAATAAAATCTTTTCTTTATAAGATCATAATTATTTCCATCAAATAAAGTGTTTAAAGCTTGCTCTTCTGCTAATTCAACCTCTTGCTTGTAACTAAGTTGCATATGCAGTTCTAACTCTTCTTCTGTACTAGGTATAGTTTCTGATGGATTTTGCTGCATCTCAACACCAAAAGTGTTATTTATAAACGAATTCCAATCCTGATTACGCATATCACTTAACATCGACTCCATGTAAGCTGTACGTTTACTAACACCATATGGATCTTGAGAGTAGGCTTTTATATCATACGCTCTATCTGCTATACCATTTACAACTATATCTACAAATTTAGGTATAATAGGAACTGGTTTCCAATCTAAATTAAGATAGGACAAATCACCATTTATTGATAACTCATCCTTATATTTTTGAATAGATTGTTCACCTCTAGCATACAATCTTAAATTATGAAAGTTATTATTATTGTTTCTATATCTATTAAGACTTCTATCATTATTAAACCACTCAGTTTCAATAGCCTTAGCAACTTTTAACCCATAATCGTGACTTATTTTCTCTAAGTCACTAACAGCTTGACTTGGAAAATAACCCTTTATACCTGATTTAGCCATATTTATTTGTTAATTATTTTAGACATATTACCTTTATTAGAATATTTAGCAATATTTATATTTATTTTTGGTTTTTCTATTTTTGCATTTGGCGCATATAAATGCCTATTGTTCGCCATAACTGCTAAACCAGAACTTATTGTAGCATCATATTTAGTTCTTTTTGTTATATCGAATCTTGTCCAATCATTTAAGGTTCTATTAAAATACATGTCACCAAATGTTCCATCTTGCTTCATGCCAACGTGGTTTTGGATATACATCTCAATTGCCGCAGCATGCGCTTGTTTTATATCTTCGCTGGAGTTAGGAATTCCTCCAACTTCTTTTTCCGCTACAGATAACTTGTTCCATACTTTATCCGGTCTGTTCATACTAAATCCTCTATAACCTCTTCTTCTTAAATAGTATAATAATCTAGGTTTGTTATTCTCACAAAGTATTGGCATTCCATAAAATACTATAGCCATTAACATATCTTCAAAAAACATTTCAGCCGTAGGTGGTCTTGATAAGTATTCTAAAAAAAAGCTATTCGCAGGAGCGTCCTCCATACTAAACTTGGTTAAGCCGTGTAATGCTCCTTTAGAACCTTGTCCATCTACGGTCCCTGATATATCATAAGAATCGCAACCAAACGCTCCCATGTGTTCATTACCAGGATATTTAATCCCATTTTTAAGTACCACTCTATTTTGTAATTCTACTTTAGGTGTCCAACTAATTTTAAATCTACCCTTTTGATCTGGATAAAATATGACTTGTGAATCTTTTACTCCGTTAACCCATTGGAAATTACCTTTTGTAACCCCTAGAGTTCTGGACATTTCTTCGTTGTAATCTATTTGCTCATATATCTTAACGAGATTAAATATGCTACCTTTAGCCTCGTCTCTAAACGCGTGTTCAGTAGTTTTTGGGAATTGTCTATAGAATTCATTTAAAGCATCATGATCTCCTTTTAAACCATCGGCTTCATTTTGCCAATGTTCTATAATACCTACATCTATTAATTCATTGTCTGGGCCGAGCACATCGTGGTCTGGTGTATCAAAAACTGGAAATCCATACTCGTCAATAAATCCTTCGTAGTTCCATTCCATTGGGACAAACAGAGAATATAAACCAGACTTCGTTTGGCCATTTCTATTTCTCTTGGTGACATCTGACGCGTTATATAGTTTCTTAAAATTGTCTCCA